TCAACTTCGCCTTCCATCGCAACGCCCTGACCCTGGCTATCCGCCCGCTGCAACTGCCGCGTGCTGGTGCCGGTGCGATCAGCGGACTCGCCAACTACGGCGGGTTGACCATGCGAACGGTCATCACCTACGACGGAACCAAGCAGGGCCACCTTGTGACCCTCGACTTCTTGGCCGGAGTGAAGGTGCTGGACACCGACCTCGGCGCTGTCATGCTGTCCTAAGCGACAGTTTGATTTCGGAAATCAAAGCGGGGCCATCCGAAAGGGTGGCCCCGCCCTTTCTTCGCAGAGGACGCATCCATGAAAGACGTAGTTACACTTGCTGTCCTTGGAGAGAAGATGGACAACCTGACTGATAAAGTCAATGAACTCCATCACACTGTCTGTGGGAACGGTAAGCCTGGACTCAAAATCGAAGTGGACCGCCTTAATCAGCGGCAGAAGATACGTGATTGGATTTTGGGCAGTGTCTTGATTCCATTGGTTCTCACTGTAATCGGTGGGATTCTGACCTGGGTGTTTTAGGTGAAATATGAATCGCCTATCCTTCATAACGAAAGTCCTGTATCGTCTCAAGCGGCGCTACGGGTCGGTGCTTGATATTGTATGGCGAGTTTCCTCTACCGTGAATCGGGAAACCGGGGAGAAAGTCGTTGTGCGAGATGCGCACCGTGTGATGCGGGCGATTGTGTTACCGTCGGTCATTCATCGAGAATTTTCGTACGACTTGGCGTACATAGCTGCCGCGAAGAACTTCACTTACGGCGGATTTTTCGATACAACTGAGCGACGTTTTATCGTTGATGCGAGGGACTTACCGACTGATTTTGAAATCAAAATCGGTCAATACCTCGTGTATGACAGGGTGCGCTACGACGTGAAGGAAGTTTCCCGGTTTGAAGAAAACCGGGCGTTCTTTATCACAGCGAAACAAAGTGAGGCCGTCGAGACAGCCAACTGTATCGAAGTCTCACTAGAGGACGAAATTAGCCTTACCGACGAGGCGGAGGTCGATGTTATATGAATGAACATTGGCCACGTTGGGTTTTCGCGTCAATGAGCAAGCACTTTGCCGACCACTTCGCAGCACAGACCCCTCCGGTCCCGCTCTTTGTGGAAGGCGATGATCGAGACACTGCACTTCTCCAGAAGTTCAGTGAGTTCCGAATGGACGGACCACGTATCCGAGAGCAAAGCAAAGGCTATTGGGAAGTGTACGTCCCTGTCAATATCCTCATTCAGACTTCCATGAATGATAAAGACGCCCACCTTCACCGGAAGCAAATGGGAATCGCAGCATCGGGTTTCGCGAGAACCATTTCGATTTTCAAATACGGTAATGGCGTGGACGACGATCAGACGTTGCTGCTCTGCATGACACTTATGGGTGACAAGAGCAACCCCTTGCAAGTCAAGGATTTTGGCCAAGTTGATACGACTGTTCGGCTTCAACAGGCGACTGTTGAGGGACACTACAAAGGCTTCATCACGGAGTAACTGACATGGCACAAATCGAGCTACGTCACGCTACTATCCGACTCATCGACGGTTATTCCAATACCGCTCTAGTCAACGATACGCCGCTTACGGGCGACACGACTGTTGACATTGACACCCTCGGCGTTGCCGAGGAAATTTCGATTGGAACCCGCTTTACGGTGGTCGGCTCAAGCGAGACGTACTACGTCACTGCGACGAATAACGACGAGACGCAGCGAGTGATTGTTGATGCGACGAGTGGCACGTTCACTCTGACCTATTCGGGTCAGACCACGACGGCCCTCCAGTACAATGATACCGCCGCGAACGTCCAAGCGGCTCTGATTGCTCTGAGCAATCTGGGACCGACTGATGTTGTTGTGACATTGGAATCGGCAAGCCATTGGCTTGTTCGCTTCACGGGCACTTTAGCTGGCACGAACGTGGCCGAAATGACCGCGACGGACGTTGACCTGATGGGCGGTGCTGATACCGTGACTGTCACGACTGTCAACGTCGGTGGCACTACTCGGTCGCTGACGTTCACACCCGGTTTCCTAACCGCTGACGGAATTCCGGCCGACAACGCCGCGATCACTTTCGCCGGACGGACTTTGGAAATCAAAATCGGCGACGGCAATCTGGACTATACCGAAAACCGAAATATGGATTATCGGTTGGACCGTGGGGAACTTGACACGGTTCGCGAGGGCGACGATGTTCCAATGGACATTAAGCTAGACTTCGTTTGGGAGTTCCTGACGGCGGCTTCGGATGACTCAACGCCGACGATCGAGGATGCGTTCAAGCAGCGCAATCTCGCGTCCACTTGGTTGTCCAGTGCCACGGCTGATCCGTGTGCGCCATACGCCATTGATATTGAAATCGAACACGTCCCCGCCTGCGAGGACGTTGAGAGGGAAATCATTCTCCTGCCTGATTTCCGTTGGGAATCCTTCGAGCATAATACGAAGGATGCCCAAATCAGTGTGGCGGGCAAGTGCAACTCCAAAGAGGCCGTCGTCTCACGGGCGGCGTAATAACCCATGGCGCAGATTGAACTTCGTCATGCCACCATCCGTATCTTGGACGGCCACTCGAATACGGGGGCGGTCAATGACACGCCTGCCAACGGTGACACCACCCTCACGGTGGATGCCATCGTTGGTGTGATTCCGAAGTATGCTCGAATGACGATTGCGGGGTCAAATCGAACCTATCGCGTAACGTCTGCCACTGGCAGCCCCACTACGTCGATCACGTTTGAGCCGGCTCTGGCGACGGCTGATGGCATCCCTGCGGATGACGCTGTGATTACTTTCGGTGGACGATTTGTCGAAGCCAAGATTGGCGACGGCAATCTCGATTACACCGAGAATCGGAATATGGATTATCGACTTGACCGCGGCGAACTGGATACGGTTCGCGAGGGCGATGATGTCCCGATGGACATTAAGCTCGACTTTGTTTGGGAATTCTTGCGAGCGTCCACCGGCGACGAGCCGACCCTCGAAGATGCGATCAAACAGCGTGGTGAGGCGAGCGCTTGGGTCAGTTCGGCAACGGCCGACGCCTGCGCTCCCTACGCAGTCGATATTGAGATTGAGAACGAACCGCCTTGCGAGGACGTTGAACGCGAGTTCATCCTCCTGCCGGACTTCCGATGGGAGTCCCTGGAACACAATACCAAGGACGCGCAAATCAGCGTGGCTGGTAAGTGTAACAGCAAGGAAGCCGTTGTTTCGCGTGCTGCTTGATTTTGAAAATCAGAACCGGCCGGTCAGCCTAAAACTGACCGGCCGGTGTTTTCTCATTCCTTCTCCGAGGAACAAACAATGAAGTTGCAAGGTCAGAAAGTCGAAGGCCCGAATGTCGAAATCATTGTCATCCCGCGTGGTGGTGACAAGAAAGACATTGTTCTCATGGCGCGAGCCGTGATGGATATGGACGAGTTCAATCAACTCTGTCCGGCCCCTTCTCCGCCCGCAAAAGTCACCAAGGGCGGGAAGAAAGAGTACAACGTGAAAGACCCAGGCTTTATCAAAGCCTTGGAGGCTCACGTTGAGAAGCAGACGGCCTGGATGGTTATCCAGTCGTTGAAGGCCACGGAAGGACTCGTTTGGGAGACAGTCGAGGAAAGCAATCACCGTACTTGGATGAATTACAAGACGGAATTGAAGGCCGCCGGCTTCAACCACTTCGAGACTCAGCGGATCATTAACGGCGTGTTTGCCGCTAACTCGCTGAACGAAGCGCGAGTCAACGAGGCTCGTGAGGCTTTTCTACATGGGCAGGAGGAAGCAGCAAGCGAATCCTCTGGCCCAAGTACCGAACCGGCCTCTACGTGATTTGGTCGGCATGTCGGCAGTGGAACATAGACCCACCGGAGTTTCCCAAAATCAAGGGGAGACTCCGGTGGGATGATCTTACTGAACCCCTTCAAGCCTACATCATCGGATTTGAGCAGACTCGCGAGTATGAAGATTCAGAACGCGAGGCCCAACTAGCGAAGGCGATGGTCCCAAGGATGGCAACAGGCAAGGGGAAGAAATGACATGCCAAAACTCACGTCAGACATAGCTGAGCTTGTCCTTGATCTTGACGGCGTTCTGAAAGAATTGGATCGTCAATGTACGGAGATTCTAATAGCGGGCACGGTGGAATGGGTGCGCACTGTCGCTGCCATCGTGCCCAATTGGTCGGGTATGTCGAGAGCCTCCCTCCAGCCGATCGCGGATTTGGTGGGTGTGCCAGTGTTTGCCTCGCCGGTTACAGGTGCGCCTAATCGAGTGGCAGAGGGCCGACAGTCGGCTCTCCCTCAACCGCGATTGGTATTAGGACAAAATGGACAGTATTTTTTCGAGTGGCACTCTGCGGTTTTCCATTTCATCTACAATGAAAACAACAATGCGAACCTAGTTGGGTTCCATTTGCGAAATCCGGGACCGTACCATTCGATGCAACAGGCGGAGCAATCATTCTTCCGCACTGTGAATCCGCGACTACGACAGATACAACTTGACCTTGGTTCTAAAATCAAGGTCATAAGACACCAATTCAGGTGATTCAATGGCTGACGAACTTGGCTCAAAACTTGGGTTTGATGTTAGTGATGCAATCGCATCACTACGCGCTCTCAAGCGCGAGTTTGAAAATTATTCTGACAGCCTATTGAAGTCCGCTGGCGATGCGTCGAAGTTCAACAAAGAACAAGAGGCCATCGACAAGCTACTCATTAGTGCTGCCGCTGCGGCTGAAAGTGCTGCTAAGGGCTTGAAAGCATACGTCGCGGCTGAGGGACAAGCCGGAGCGGCCACCACTCGCTTAACACGACAGGTGGATGAACTCATTGGACGCTACAATCGCTTGTCGATTGCAGCAACCCAAGCTGGTGCCTCAGCAGGTCGTGGCGGTCTTGCGGGCGCTGGTCCACTATCCGGCTTTGTTCAGGATCGCTCGAATAAGATTGCCGCGGAAGCGGCTCAGATTCAAGCACGCTCAGATCAAGCAGCCATCGCTGCCTTCAATCAGAAGGTCGCCTTTGAGCAGAAGTTGGTTGATTTTGAAAATCAAAAGCGGAAAATTCAGTTCCGTGCTGGCGACAACGCAGTACGGGAAGCCTTCGGCAAGCCTAGCATCCCGCTAGGTTCTACCTTCGCTGACGAACAGAAGAAATCTCAGTCAGCAATGAATGAGATTGGAATTTCCTATCGAGGATTGCTCAAAATCTTTGCGACTCAGATTGCCTTCAAGGCTCTTGGGTCGTTCATTCAGGCCGCGAAGGAAGGTACTGCGGAAGCGATCAAGTTTGAAACTCAGCTTGGTCAAATCCAAACGATCAGCGAGGAATTCACCACTCGTGGACTGAATGCGACTGCCGATGCGGTTCGGGAATTATCCGACCGATTCGGTCAACCGATTGAGGACGTTGCGGCTGGTTTGTATGAAACCTTATCGAATCAAGTGGGTAATGCCACCGAGTCGATCGGGTTTTTGAACACGGCTCTGACGTTCAGCAAAGGTGCGGTCACGACCACGGCAGATGCCGTGGACTTGTTATCGGGTATTATGAACGCTTACGGCTTTACTGCCGCGAGCGCTGCTAATATCAGCGATCAATTGTTCGTGACAATTGACCGCGGTCGTGTGAAGGGAAGTGAACTTGCGAATACATTTGGTCGCGTCGCTCCCCTGGCTGCACAGCTAGGCATCGACTTGACCGAAGTCAATACGGCGTTAGCGGAGTTGACCATCCAAGGTGTTAAGCCGAACGATGCGTTGACTCAGTTGACAAACGTGATGTTGAAACTTGCGAAGCCTAGCGAGGCTTTGAAGGAAGTTTTTAACCAGATGGGTGTTGCCAGCGCTGAGGCTGGTATTGCCATATTCGGTTTTGATGGCTTCCTACGAGAAATTGGAAAGACGACGGATGGCAGTGTCACTGAGTTGGGCAAGTTGTTCAACCAGATTCGTGGTACTCGCGGCGTCATCGGCATCATTAGCCGAGACAATGAGAAGTATGCTGAGACACTACGCGAAATCCAAACGGCCAGCCGAGAAACTTCTCGGTCGATCGAGGCAGCTAATAAGGTCTTGTCAACTCCTGGTCAGCAATTGACCATCGAATTGAATAAGGCCCGAAACTTCCTCATCAATGATTTTGGACGTAGTGCCATCACCGTCTTTAATGCGTTCACCCAGAACGTAGTTAGTGCCAAAAATGCTTTGATTATCTTTGGTTCTGCAATCACCGCCGTTGGGACTGTTCTTGGCGCTGGTGGTATCATTATCTTGATAGCGCAAGTTGGCAGTGGCTTAAAATTCCTCCAAGCACAATTTGTTGGAACTGGTGTCACTGCTGAGGTAGCGGCCGGACGAGTCGCGATATTTAATGCCGCGATCACTACGACCGCCTTCCTCTTGGGCGGTGCAGCGCTTGCTCTTGGAGCAGTCGCCGCAATCCGAACGGTTTTTGACCAGGGAAAGAACGTCGAGGCGGCGAATGATGCTATTCGCGTCCACAACGATCTTCTGGCGGAAAGCGTCCGAAAGGAAGTTCAGGCATTAGAAGAACCGATTGCCGCCCGTAAGGAAGCCGTGACTCAGCAAATTGCTGCTATCACCGGCTACTTTGCCAAAGTCAATCGACTTGCTAATACTGACAAAGAAAATGCCTTTAAGCTCCAAACGGATATTACAGGCAATTTCAAGGATCAGTTAGACAAGCGGGAAAGTCTGCTGACTAGCTTCCTCAATAAGCTCGAACAAACTCAAAAGAACTCCGCGGCCAACATCGCTAAGATTGGCGAGTCCGGCCGCGAACAACAGTTCCAAGAGAACTCGAATAGATTTGAACGCGACCTCAAGGGTACTACCCCTGAGCAAGCGGCCAGTCTCTTAGCCGCGCGTATCCAGAAGGTAATGCGAGCCGCCAAACAGGCGTTCGCAGAAGGCAGTACGCAAGGAAATGAGTTTGGAAATCAATTGCTGAAAGAGGCGTTCACCCTGGCAAACAGGGTCGCCGATCAAGATGCTACTCGCGCACGCGGGGAAGGCTTGATTAACCAATTGCTACGTGAGCAGCAAAATATCCAGGGCCAACTTGTGGCTCAGGAGCAAGCGAAAGCTGCCGCCGCGGCAAAGACTGAAACTGAAACCAAGGGTGTGATCCTTGAGACTAAGAGCAAGATCGACGAGTTCAACAAACTCCAAGAGACGTTGCAGAAGGGTCTCAAGCCGGGCAGTACCGACCCGCTGACCGACGAACAGATTTCAAAAATCAAAAGTCGTCTGATCGAACTTGGCGGAGAGATTCAGACTAATTTGCAGAAAGTCGGCACGGCCAATATCCCAAAGATACTTGGCCTGCAAGATATACAGCGTCAATTGCTCGAACCATTCATTGACCCTTTCACCAAACAGCTTACTTCTCTCAACTCGGCGGCTCAAAGTGCAATGACGCAAGTCATTGCCACCTTGAACAAAACCGCCGCGAGTTTGCCGGTTGAAATCAAAATCCTGTTTAAGGGTTTGACTGGCAAAGACGCGACCGGCTTGACTCTCGGTGAGGGTCAAAATGCCGCTGCTGCTCTCGGCACAAAGCTAAAGCAGAACATTGAGAATGAGAAGGCTCTGCCCGGCTTGACCGCCGGCGTCGGTGCGGCCCAAAAGGCTTTAGATAGCTTCGTCAATTCGGCAGTAACAACTGCCAACACTGCCGGATTCTTATCTCAAAGTTTGGGTAAGGACATTGTTGAATTCCTGTCTTTCCAAAAAGTTGGAGAGGCCGGCAAACAACGAGTGGACGACTTCAACGCTTCGTTACGGGAGTTGCAGAACAAAGGCGTTAAGGCGGCTCTATCGGGAGATACGGAAACTCTCAATGCAGTCGTTCAAGAATTCCTGGCCTTGGCCAAGACTTCCAAGGATGCTCAGGCATCCTTGGCAAAGAATGGACAAGTTGATATAACGGCACCGCTACTTGGCGGGCCGAGCGATCTTGGGACTGCGAAAGCATTTGGCGATGCCTTTGCTAATGCGGCCCAACAGTTACTCTTGTTGGCTGAGGCTCGTGCGAAAGAGCAAGCCGCCCGTGAGAAGGCTGGAAAGAACGCTCAGCTTGAAGGTGCACTATCTACTGGTGATTCGACAACTTTGCTATTATTGCAAACTATTGATTCGATTCAACAGAAGAACGCTGAGGCTGGTGCTGCTTTCGGAAAGTCATTTGAGGGGTCAACCATTACGGCTGACGCGGCGGCATCAACTTTCCTGGATGATGTTAAAACCAAAGCTGGTGAGGCAGGGGCACAATTTGGTGTTTCATTCACTGCCGGTTTTGACCAAGCACTAGCAAACGCGAAAGCCCAACTCTCTACTGCTGCTCCGACTGTTCAAGGAAAATCTCGTGGTGGTCTGATTCACTATTTCGCGAATGGCGGTTTTGTCCCACGGGGGACGGATACCATACCGGCTATGCTCTCGAAGGGTGAGTTTGTCGTCAACGCGGCATCATCCCGAAAGTTCTACGCCGATCTGGTTGCCATCAATGCTGGCGTGAGGCCGGTCTATCGAGCGGAGGGAGGCTCGGTAAGCAATATCACCAATGTTGGTGATATTGTTGTCAACGTCCCTGGTACTCGATCTGGCCGAGTCAGCGGTCGCGAACTTGCGAAAGACCTTCGCCGAGAGTTGCGCCGTGGAACTATCCACCGATAAAGGACGATTCTTATGAACTTGTTTCGTAAAGCAAGCAAGTGGCTTCATAGTCGCTTGATGCTATGGATCGCGGCGCGCTTAGGTGTCGCGAGTTTGTTATTTGCACGCGGTACCATTTACATGGAGCATTACCGCGATGGGGTTCTCCTGCAACGTCAGAGAGTCCCCAACGGTATCACTGATGTTGGAATGAACGCCTTGTTGGGCATCATGTTCCACGGTGACACGCAGATTACTACGTGGTACATCGGGATCGTGAACAACTCTGGATTCAGTGCCTTCGCCAATGCCGATACGATGGGGAGCCACGCCGGCTGGACGGAGTGGACGAGTTACGACGAAGCGGCCCGCGTTGAGTGGGTCGAAGATGCTGCGGCGGCTCGCGCCATCAGCAATACCACGACTGCTGATTTTACAATCAGTGCCGCTGGAACCTTGCACGGTATCTTCGTCACAAGCGATAGCACGAAGGCTGGCACGACCGGAACGCTCTGGTCCACGGCCGCCTTTAGCTCGAACATCACTGTCGCCGACAATGATGTTATCAAGATCACCTATACGGTGAGTGGCTAATTTTGATTTTGAAATCAAGCCGGACGGTTGCGGCAACGTGGCCGTCCGGCTATTTTCTTTTGTCCTCTACGGAGGCCGAAAGAAAATACAAGCAGCCAAGGGGACTTTCAAATGGCACTTCTCTGGACTGATGGTTTTGATGCCTACGGAACGACCGTTGGCAACACGGTAGTTGGAACGATCCAAATGTACGGCGGCAATGAAAATGCCGCCAACTTTTCCGTGCGCGCCGGACGAATTGCCCAGAAGTCGATCGAGCTACGCTCGTCCTCTGGGAACTGCTCTCTGTCCACGCCCAGCTTGGGGAACATCGCGACGGCAGTCGTCGGCTTCGCATTCCAGGCTGCCTTCGCTCGAACGAACACACTAATTGTAGTGTTCCGCGAGGATGGCGATAGCACACAGGGTATGAACCTGTTGCTTAACACGGACGGCTCAATTGCGGTTCGTCGCAATACGACCACCTTGTTCACGACTGCGGCGAATGTAATCGTTGCCGATGCGTGGCACTACATTGAGTTCAAAGTCACAGTTCACAGTTCAGCCGGAGCTTATGAACTCAAAGTGGATGGCGTCTCCCTGACCAGCGCTTCGGGCGTCAATACTCGCGGCGGTGCCACCAATAACTACTTCAACACGATTCGCCTTCAAGGTGTCTCTGGTGTAGTGGCCGGTCGCGGACACTGGTTCGATGACTTCTACATCTGCGATAGCAGCGGAGCAGTGAATAATGATTTTCTCGGCGACCGTCGAGTTATCACAATCTTCCCTGACTCAGCCGGCGACACGACTCAGTTCACGCCTGATAGCGGCAGCAACTACGCCCGCGTGAACGAGCAAACAAATGGCTACGACAGCGATACCAGCTACGTCGAAGATGCGACGACTGGTCATCGTGACATTTACAACTTCGATGCCATTGCCAACCTTGCGGTTGTAAATGGTATCCAACAGAACGTCATCTGTCGAAAAACGGACGCGACTGATTTTACAATCAAACTCACGTCCAAGACGGGTGCGACTGTTAGCGTCGGTTCTGGAATAAATGTTGGCTCGACGAGCTACCTCGGTAAGACGCGGATTCAGGAAACTGATCCCGATACCGTGTCGGCTTGGACTGATACTGGATTGTCGGCCGCTCAATTCGGATACGACGTAGGGTAGTCAAATGGCTCTCAGAGTAAGTCAAACCTGGATAAGCGCTCTCGGCGCAAACACCGGGAAGCTACGTGTCAGTCAAGACTTTGTTAGCGTCTTAGGCGCTAACACTGGAAAGCTGCGTGTAACCCAGACATGGGTTTCGGTGCTGACTACTCACTTTGAGTTTGACGAGGTTATCACTGATACCCTTAGCATACTCGACACTCTTGGAGTCGATCACTCTATCCAGAATGTCTCAGCATCAAATGCTCTTGACATATCGGATTCGGTGGAGGTAGAAGGAATCTACCACCGCGAACTGGTTGACACGCTCGCAGGCGATGGGACTGAAACAGTCCTATTGCAAGATTTCGTCAACCTGACTTACGAAGTATCTCTTGAAGATACAATTTCGCTGACTGATTTTGTCGAGAGAATCTTCGCGGTCTATGACACGCTGAGCCTTGTCGATACGGTTTCGATAGCGCGCGAAGCGACTGCCGAGAATATTCTCGAACTTGAAGATACGGTCTTTGTTCAGTCGGTCTTTGAAAGACCGATCGGGCAGGCGCTGGACATTTCAGATGCCGTTATATGCGTCATCGAATCGCCTAACATTGCTTGTAACTATACGCCGTTCGGTGATTCTAGTAGTCCTGTCTCGCCGACGCCACCGACACTTGGCACGGCGACACTAACTCTGACTTGGCCGTATGTTACGCCAACTACGACACTTGTTTTGCGTAATCCTGATTTCGGAAATCAAGAGACGCACAATTTTGACCGCATTCTTCGTCGCACACGCGGCGGCGATCTTGAAGTCTTTGCCGACGACAACTGGCCAAAGACGAAAGTCTTGAAGCTGCAAGTCAGTGACTTGACAGAAGATCAGGCGAACGATTTCATTCAGTTCCTGGGTGATTCGCTTGGACAGGAAATCGGTTTGCTCGATTGGGAAAACCGGCAATGGCGAGGTCTAATCACCACGCCAGATGCCGAAGTGACCGATCACGGTTCTTGCAAGCGAGCTATCTCGTTCGAGTTTGAGGGAGAGTTAGTATGAGCATCCAACTGCAAGCTCCGTTGCCGGCTCCGAACACGTCATGCGTGTTTCCGAATCCGCAGCTTGCGGACGTGGACAAGCCTCAGCATGAAGTTTTGATTTTTCGTTCGATTAACGGTACGAAGAAAACTAGCGTCAAGTCGAACGCTCGGCGTCAATTGACATATGATTTGGAATTGGATCGGTTGAAGGCGGAGGAACTTAAAGCCTTCATCACCGCGTTCTTTGCATCGAAGATTCGATTGGTGAACCATAAGGATGAAGTGTGGGAAGGTTATCTCACGTCAAACCCATTTGAGTTTGCCCAGGGATCACGACACAAGATTACGATTCAACTCCAGTTTGAAGGCGAGAAGGTGTCCTAATGCGTACCGTATCCGTAGCGGCCCTGGCCAAAATAACTGGTCAGGCCGCTGAACCCATTGTGACCTTTGAAATCCAATGGGTCGAGGGCGGTCAGCGTTACAAGTACGCGGATCGCGACATAGCACCGGACGTTCGCGGGCGTGTGCAGGAAGTCAGCAATATCGACGCCGTGGTGCAGGTGTCGAATGGCGGCGACTCACAAGAGATTGACGTGTCGCTGTCCGATCTTGATGGTGAAATCAAAACCATCATGGATGCCCATGATATTCACAAGCGGCCCTGTTGGGTCTATCAGTATTTCAAAGGACTGGATTACCCGACCGACAAGTTCTTACTGTTCAAGGGATTCATAAGCAGTCCTCTGACGTGGAATGAAGCTGATCGCACTGTGAAGTTCACGGTGATTTCTAAAATCGAAGATACCGAAATCGGCTTTTCGATTGAGGAAGGTGACTTCAACAACCCGCCACAGGACTTAATCGGGAAGCCGTGGCCGCTTTGCTTTGGAACGTGCATCAACGTGCCGAGCCTAAAATCAGTGTCGCTCTTGCAGGGCACGCTGGCACAAGGCACTGGCATTATGGACCCGACCCTTAACGCCCGTCTGGAGTGCGCTAAGCTGTTGGTCTGCACGACAAACTTTGAAGAATACAAGCTGGAATACTACGCGGCAACAACCGCGCAGCAATTCCAGTTAAAGCCATTCATGGCTGAGGACCCCAACTGCATTTCTCAGCGTTGCCAAACGATTGAAGAATTGCAACTCAAGCACGACGAGCAACACGACTACGAGTTTTCAACCTTCACGGTCTATGGCGGCGAGAAGTTTCCCCAGAATAAGAAAATCACGCTGGACATTAACGGCGGGAAGTTCTTCGGGAAGATGATCGACAACGTGTTTCATTGCACGGGCCGACGCCATCCATCGGTATCGGCGAATGGAACGCTTGACCTCGGTGGACCCTCTGCCACGATCGCCAGCCATTGTGCTGGCAGTCCTGGCTCGGCTGGCTCGAACGGACTTGCCTTCTACATTCAGAAGTATTGGGGCAAGGACCAGAAGGCTACCACGATTCAGGAAGTGAATCGTTCAGTGTCCTTTATGAAGGCTGTTGTCTCGTTTGACTTGTATTTCACCGCCCAGGCCGCAACGCCGGAGGAAGTCACTGCAACGGCAGTGGCATCGAAAGATAGCTTCCAACTTTTGGGAATGATTCCCGAACTTGATTTCTTTTGGGCCAATGGCGGCTCAAAGGTTACGTTGGACGGCACAAACGAGATTGTGTACATCGCCAATATTCTTCCATCGACTATCCACCGCGTAGCTGCCTATCGGGAAACTGACCAAGGCCGAATCCTTTGTCAAGTACCGGAATCCTATTATACGGTTCGGCAGGTCGATTATAGCGGTGGTGATCCGCGAGGCTACACTGGCGTCACTGAAATAGTGATGACGAAGTGGCTTAGTTCGCGTAATGATGGATGGGAAGATGATATTTATATCACCCTCACGTCGAGTGTCGGCCCCAACACGGTTGACATTATCCAATGGATCATCGAGACATACACTGATTTTGAAATCGACGCGACTTCATTTGCCGCCGTCCGAACTTTGATCGACAATTACCCGTCCCACTTCCCGATCCTTGATCGGCCGAACGTGGTCCAGGTTTTGCAGGATATTGCCTATCAAGCCAGATGCGCTCTGTATCTTCGGGATGATGTATTCTATATCAAGTATCTAGCTCTTGAGCCGGCTTCTGATATGGACATTGACGGGCTGACGGACATGGAGTCCAAGAGTCTGGAACTATACCATACCGAAACAGAGGACTTGATTACGAAGTATGTTGCCGAGTGGAAAGAGGACTACGCGATTGACGCGAACGACCTCGTTATTCTGCGGCACAATGTAAGCAAGTACGGAACGCATGAGGAACGGCGGTTCTTCTTCATTTACAACATCATTGAGTTGGTGAGGAAGAGCGCTACCTTCTGGCTGATTCGAAAATCAATAACGTGGCGTAAGCTGCGTTTCCGAACCCACTTCGATAAGCTGCAACTCGAAACCTTCGACTGCGCGACGATAACCCATGACGCCTTGGCGGACACGGGTATCAAGTGCATATGCGAGAAGGCCGATTTTGATTCTGAAAATCGACGGATGGAGTTTGAATTTTGGACTCCAATACCGAGCGGCTCGCGCGTCGCATATGATTTCGCGTGGCCTGCGGACGTGGAAGAAAAGGATTTGTTCCCATCAATTCAGGAACGACTGGACAATCTTGCTGGTTCTGGCAAGGCTCCAAACTTCCATACGATAGCACCACCCGGCCATATCTTGTCTAACCAACAAGCATCTGGTAGCTTTACGGTCGAAGATTGTCAGACGCTCCCTGGTGCAACTGCCAGCGGAACGTGCCGCAGTGACTTTGGCGACAGGTATCCTTCGGATCGAAACGATACGAAGCCGATACCGAAACGACCACAAGATACAAGTGGCGCTATCAACGGAAGTACAAATCCGTTGAAGAATGACAAGAATACGATCAATGAGTTGAAGCGCGATATGAAGGCAACCAGCAACGAAGCCAAAGCGGCTCGTGCTGATGCTAACCGGGCGAATGAGAACGCCGGTGGGGATCAAACCCATACTGACGATGATCGCGGTACACCGGATAAGCCGACACCGGCTGATAGCGCTAGGCGGAAACTGCCACGAAAGAAAGGCGGTAACTGCACTGTTCAAGTCATTGTGAAATTTGCAATTCCAACAACCATCCATCGCCGTCCCGGTACTGATCCTTACTTTGGGACGACGGTTGGTGACAGTGGTCTGACTGTGTTTCATACTGAGACTCGGACAGAGACTCACACCTTTAACTCAATGACATTTGCCAATGAGTTCAGGGCATCGGTTGATGCGGCAATCACTGCGAGGGTGGCGGCTTATGGATTTGTTGTCGGGACGGAATCCGCCTACACGACAAGCCTTTCATCCTCTAACCTTGGGACTGACCGAGCGCTTTACAAAGCGGACGGGACGCCTAATCCGAATGTCAATCAACCCTGCATAGAGCCGGCTAAAGCCGATATGGCCCAAACTGGCTTTGTGAGTGAAAACAATCAAGCTCCACCGCTAATTGATAATCCGTATGTTGACCAAGAGCCGACGGAGAGCGACGACGAAGGGTGATATATGGATAGCGCATTTGCCTGGATCGGACAGATAATCGAATGGTTCGGGAACTTCATCCCACGCCTGCGCATTATTCGGTCAACTCACGCAGGCGTCAAGTACGTCCGTGGGGCGAGAGTCATCGAGTTAAAACCCGGACTTCACTTTTACTGGCCGCTAACCACGGAAGTAGAAGTGATTCCGGTTGCTCGACAGACGCACAACTTGGTTACGCAAACCTTGACGACGAAGGACAACGTGTCCGTCATCATCGGGGCCGTTGTGATTTATGAAATCAATTCCATCGTGGATGCCCTGTCCAACAATTGGGACGTGAGCGACACGATCAGTGATGTTACACAGATGGCGGTCGTAGCTGTTGTAAACAATTGGGACTACATTGATTTGCGAAATCAATTGAGTGCCAAGGTTGAGAATGAACTGAGCATCGAAACCCGCAAGCAGCTAAAGCCCTTTGGCGTCAAAGTGCTTCGCTGCGGTATATCGGATTTCAGCCAATGTCGGGTGTACAGGGTAATCAACGATGCGGGGGTTGTGAGCCATCAGTAGGCGCAACCCATAAGTTTGGACCGG